ATCAAAACAATAATAGTAATAGTAATATACAGACTTACCATTTTCCTCTTTTAACAGGCCAAGTTAGGTGCATCCCATAGCATAGTAAAATAACAAAACCAAATACAAACAAACCACTCATCATAATCCGTGCTCAATCAATGCTTCTTTAATGATTTCCATAAGTTCTTGTCTCTCTTGTTCAGTGAAGACCTTACGTTCTTTTGTGGGCATTGGAGGAATCAGCCTATTGGCAGCAGGTTTCATTCCTCCAGTAGGTAAACTCATACCTTGAGTATCTATCTTGTCCATAGTTTTATTCAATCAATGTGCCGTGTGCTCTTCTAATTTCTCTAAGTGCTTCGAGATTCATGTCTTTGGTTCCTCCGTCGTAGGGAAGGGCATAACCAAACTCAATCATTTGCTCGTTAAGGGACACACTGTCGTCCCCAATGTAAAGCCAACCCAGAAGACGCCCGTATTTGCCAGTGCCACCAACAAGTTCAGTCCTAACAGACAACTCATCATCACCAGCCAAAGTGCCTTCGAGTTTTTCTTTGAGCCAGTTGGTTGCGTCGATTCCAAGTGCTTTCTCCTCTAAATTCTTCGTCCTTTTCTCTGGCGTATCAACTCCTGCAATTCTAACTCTTTCTTTCTTGTATAGATCAAACCCGAGATCAATTGTAACGTCAATAGTGTCACCATCAAGAACACGATTAATCTCCGTCACTCGGAAGTTGTAGCAGCTCTTCCTGCTCGGTGGTGTCATTCTTCCCATCAGATATCTCGATATAGGACATGTTTAATATGTATACAACATATCCCAATGCCAGTCCAACAGCAATGAGCACACATATGATTACTGACCACACAGGATCATTTACATTTTCAAGAGGACTTAATAGGAGGTTCATTTATAATTTTGGGATACTATCTGGACTTGGTATCAATTGGTAAGCCATCTTATCTCTTAGAGAGTTTATACGTGCTTCATCATATTGTTTAAAGTTGCCTTTCTTATCTGCAGTCTTGTAATAGTGCAGTGCATTGAGGATGATTGTATAATCTTCCATACTTAATTCGAAATTCATTTATGATTATCAGTAAAGGGTGCCCAGTGCTGCCAGTTATATTTGTGAACAAGTTGAATACCTATAATAGGTATTGCAATTAATGCAAGACTTAATGTACCAATCCCAAAAGGGTTATTGAGTGTAGCAGAAGCAAAGTGTGCTGCTTTAAGTGCTATGTGGGTCATGCTTGTTCTTCCCAGGTTTTCCAGAAGTCTAAAAAGTAAAAGTTGATTTCACCTATAGTTCCATGAGGAGAATCTATCCCCTCAGTTTCAGCCCACTTCTTACAAAATCTAGAAATATTAGGTGAACTTATTACATAATGTACACCATACATTCTAGAGAATGCACTCATAGCAAAGTCATAACGCATTTTAGTATCATGATTCATTATATTGATTCACTAGATGAAAGAGCTTTAAAGAGAGGAGTGCAGATGGATACTGCAATATTTGAACCATCAACACTGCCACTAATGCTGTAGTTAATATACTGGATTCCCAGTTTTTCCAAATACAATTCCCTCTCTTTGAACTCCTCAGTAGTGTTGATAATGATGTCTCCTTCCTCACAATGTTGCAGAAGTTCAGTAAGATTTTCCTCTGCATCTGATGGGTCAGCAATCATATAAATTCCAGGACCACTAGAACTCACTGCTAGGACAAGACTTTCAATAGAAGTAACAAATCCACTGATGTATCCTTTCTCATATTGCTCTTCAGCTTTATCATAGTCCTCTCTGTATCCCCAAACTTCATGGCCTGCTTTGATTAGGAGACGAGACATCCCTTCTCCTATTTGACCCAAACCAATCATTCCAAGTTTCATTTATCAATCCTATTGATTATTATTGTTAGCTGCTTCCCAATCATGTTGAAACAACTCTAGTCCTTTGTCTGTTAGGATGTGCTCATACATTCCCCAGAATACCTTAGGAGGTATAGTGCAAATGTCAGCACCTGCAGCAAAGCATCTACCAACTTGATTTACTTCACGCACTGAAGCAGCAAGAACTTTTGTACTTACCCTGTGAAGGGAATAGGTTTCAGCAATTGCTTGAATTAGTGCTATACCTCCAAAGGAATTATCATTAAGTCTACCAACAAATGGTGAGACATAAGTTGCTCCTGCTTTTGCAGCAAGGATTGCCTGAGTGACTGAGAAAATTAATGTAACATTAACCTTAATGCCCCTGTCTGAAAGATCCTTACATACCTTGAGACCTTCTACTGTACAAGGAACCTTGATAGTAACTGCTTCTCCCAGAGGGATATAATCTTCAGCCTGCTTAATCATCTCCTCAGCAGTGTCTGCTACTACTTCAGTAGATACACTAATAAGTGATGGACAAGACTGAATCAATTCATCAGCAACCTCTTCAATAGTTCTACCTGCTGCTAAGATTAAAGTAGGATTTGTAGTTACTCCATCAATAAGACCTGTTTCATATGCTTTTTTGATGCCAGGAACATTCGCTGTGTCTAGAAATATTTTCATTAGTTTACATGAATAGTGCCAACCATGCCTGCTCCTTTGTGGGGACCACACCAGTAATTATAATCACCTTTCTCTGGAAAGGCAACCTCAAAGTCTTCACCTGGTAACATTGCCAGGGCATCATGACTCAACTCAGGGTGGTCTTCAACAACCACGTTATGAGGAGGGAGCATATTATTAATAAAGTGAACTGATTCCCCAGAAGTGATACTGATTTCTGCTGGTTCAAATACTAGGTTTCCGTTGTAACCCATCTGGATATCAGCAGCATATGCCATCTTCGGTAAGAAGAAAATCATTGCTGCTACAGTAGTAAGAATCAGCAATCCAATAAATTTCATTGCAGTTTAAACAACTACACTATCTATTAAACTACTACGTCGTTATACTTAGTGTTGTTATGGGTTCCTAACTTATTATTTTGGTTCTACTGCTGAGTTGACAGGTGGGCCATCAGTCTTAATTGATATGGGAGCCTGCTCTAATCTGATTGTCTGTGATGGAGCAGTTCTTGATGCCGCTTCAATGAGTCTCTCAACATCTGCCTTTGAGATGCCACCACCACTGCTTCCACCATTTTCTCCTGCTTTCTTTGCTGCCTGAACACCGAAGGTAGCTAAAACTCCGGTGAAGACACTGGCGATAAAAGTCGGATCTAGTTTTTGTTCTGGGATTCCAAGTGCAGGGGGGAGTTGTATATAAGCGAGTGTGAGTATTCCACCACTCCATACAAGAATGCCAAGCCTAACAAAGGTAGACAGAATCTCAATTTGTTCTTCCTTGTCATTAGTAGCTTCTTTTAATCTACCTAGGATTCCTTTCTTCTTTGTCTGCTCTTCTGGTTTGGTTTCCATAGAACACCTAGGTATATTTAAGAATATTTATAAAAAAGAGGGTGCTTAGACCCCCTCATAAACTGGTTGCATAATACCTTTGTCTGGTCCGTTATCATCATCCTCATTGTCTGATGTTATACACCAGGCTATTACAAATCCTACCAACAGAACCAGATATGGATAGGTCAAAAAATACCTGGAATTAATTGTCCTGTTGTTGCATATGCACCCATTGCTGCAATGACACCAAGCATTGCTAGGCGACCATTAAGCTTTTCTGCTACTTCATTCATTTGATTTCTCCTGTGTTTTTTTTGTAAATAATAATTCTACCATTTTCATGAGTGAATACTAATTCATCATGATGCTCCCAACAGAGTTCTTCATATAGGGCATTCAGTTTTTCTATGTCTTCATAGAGTTGATTAGGATTGGTCATATTATCTGTGACTATTTCCCTATCTATTCTACTAGAGTAAAGGCAAATTCAGTCATTAGAATCCGAATGCACCAAAGAAAAATACACTGCCACTAGTGGCATAAGAGATGACAGCAGCAACAAATCCAATCATTGCAGTGCGTCCATTCAATTTCTCTGCCCTTTCTGCATAGGTCTCATATCCATAACGTTCAGCGTCAGTCTGAGAGATATACATTTGTGGTTCTTTGGCAAACAGATTTTGTTGTCCTTGATCATTGGTTGTGACTGTCATGTTACACTCTGTTATAAATCTTTACACATTATATAGTAAAAATAAAATTCTGTCAAGTCAGTAATCCATGTCACCGCCATAGCTGATACAGATCTTTTTGTTTTCTGGTGATGACCTACACCACTGTCTCACATAAGCATCTGCATCCTTATCCATTGTGAAGTGGGCATGGTTATGAAG